CGCGGCGCAGACTGTTGGAGGCAGCCGATTTCATGGCGCAGGAGCGCGCCGTCTACGTGCCGAATTTACTGCTGACTGCTGCACGCCAGTTGGGGCAGTTGTCGCGAACGACCCAGCCCGTCGCCACCCCCACCGAACTCGCCACCCTGCGGGCGGAGGTGGCGCGGGCGGAGGCCAGCGAATGGTGCCAGAAGGTGCAGCTATTCGAAGATGTTGCCCATCGCCGGAAGAACGAACGCGACGCCATCGGTATCGCCTTCACAAAGCTATCCGCTGTCCTACGCGTGAACATGCTGCGGCATGTGCCGGGAACGTCGCACGCGGAAATCGACGCAGCCATTGATGCGTGCCTTGGGCCTGTTGCCCGCGCCGCCCTCGCCCGCGCCAAGGCGGAGGGGCTGTGATGGACGACACAAACCCTCCGTTCGAGCTAACCCCCACCCAGCACGCCCGCATCCGCCCGCTGGCCGATTACCCGCGCGACATGTATCGCGTCCACATCTTGGCATGGCACGATGGCCACGTATGGCGCGGCATGTGGGGCGGGCCGGAAGGCGACGGCTGGCGGGCGGATTCGGCGTTGCATCGAACCCACGCGCTAGCCGGGGTGCCGACGCATTACGTAGAGGATCGGGGCTAGGCGCCCCGCTCCCGCATCACCACCGCCACCACGCCCCCCACGGCCACGCCGAGGGCGGACAGCGCCTGCACCCACTCAGCCGGCACCGCCAGCCCGAACGCCGCCACGATGGCAGCCATCCCGGCGTAAGTGGAAGGCTCACGAAGGCGGGAAACGATGTATTCCATTAGCGTCGCTCCTTGTCTGACAACACACGCAACATCGTTTTGATTTCGCGCAAATCTTCCTTGATCGCCGCCGCCGTCTTGCGGTCCTCGTCCTCGTTACGCTGGAGGTTCACCACCTTTTCTTCCACAACCGCCACGCGGCTTTCCATTTTCGACGCATACCATGCGCCAAGAATGAGTTGGCCCAATAGGACGAGGATGATGGAGACGTTCACCCGTTTGTCTAAATGCCAGTTGTTAACCGCCGTCTCACTCATCGGACAAAACCCTTAGCACTTCCACAACCTACAGGCGAAAACATCACATTTGCGTTACATTGACGCATTATTAGCGCTTAGACGCCCGTCTGCCACACACGAAACGAGGTGCCGTCATACGAGACCTGATAGAGCGTATTGGCCTTGAGGTCGGCGGCACCCAGCGCCGTGGAGCCGTCGCGCTTCACCACGTTCTTCACGCCGAGGCCGTTGACGTTGAGCGTCACTGCCCCGGTGTTGTCCGATGCCTGCTTGTAGAAGGCGAGCGTAAGCCCCGCGTAGAGGCTGGCCGGCGCCGGGCTATACGTGAGCGTCAGCGCGTCTGCCGTGCCTGCCGCCGTCACGGTGGGCGAAAGAAACTGCCACCACGTTCTGATTGCCGCCATCATCTCGCGGCCGGTGTTGTTCACGTCCGCAACCGCCATGCCTTCGGGCCAGCCATCCGGCGGAGTGCTGTTGTTGCTGGCGGCGGTGCTTGACCAGGAGGAGATTTGAGACATGAGTGATTACTCCAGGGCGCGCAAAGCGTGGCCGATAGCCGGCGGCTTTTTCTTGGCCGGATTGGCCTTGGCGCCGTTTGGGATCGGCGGCGGGATGATCTTAGGGGCTGTGGTGTTCATGGGCGCGGCAGTGGCGGCTGATACGGTTGCCAGCCTGTTTCGTTGGGCGCGCCAGGCAACAGCCCGGAAAGCACTCCAACGCCACCCCGCGCCCCTGCGGTTAAAAGGCCCGCCATCGCAGGATTCATGATCCTGATGCTTTCCATCATCGCGCCGTTCATCGCAGGCCCCGCCGCGTAGTTCGTGGCCGTGCGTAGCGCCGCATTGGAGGCGGAACGGGTTTCGATGGCATCGGCCAGCCGGTTGCCCCAATTCGCCCACGTGGACGGGCTGAGAAGCCGCAGAGGCGCCGCCACGGTGCGGGCGGCAGGAGACGCCACCGCGCCAATCTGCCCCACGTCCGTGGCCGTCTGCGAACCCATGGCCGGGATGCGGGATGCAATTTCCATCGCACGCATTGTTTCTGCGAATTGCTGATAAGCCGGCGTGTTCCGCCCCCCCAGCGCCGCAGCCACGGCGTTCCGCTTGGTTTCAGTGCTGAATAGTTCAGCGTAAATTTTGCCCGCCACGTTGCCGGTGTCGCCGCTGGCAAGGGTGCGCTGTGCTTGGTCCGCGACGTTGCGGACGTAGGCCGCGAATGCCTCTTCAAACTGCGCGCCACGCCCTGCTGCTGCGAATGCGGCGCGGCTTTCAGCTATAGCCGCCGGAGAGGTGCGGCCGGGGTCAAACAACTTGCCCAGCACAGTCGGGGCCGGGGCATCCGGGCCAACGTTCGCCACGTCGCCAAGAACGCCTTCGCGCAGCCGCGCCGATGCCTGCATGCCGGGCTGTGCAACCGCCTTGCCTTGGGCGTAAGTGGGATAAAGGTCCTCCATGGCAGAGACCAGCCGCTTGCGGACGTCATCGATACCGCTCCGGCTTGCTCGTGCGGCAGGCATCACGGCGGAACCGGCAGCGTCATACTCGGCGTCAAGTTGCTTTTTGACCAAATCAAGCAGCTGGAAATTCGGAACATCGGGGGCCGGCTTGCCGAATTTGTTGGCGTATGTCTGCGATGCCTCCCGAAGCGCCGATTTGAACGCAGGGGCATCGGCAATCTGCGCCAGTTCAGGTGTCCACGTCTGTGCGCCACTCTCAGCCTGCCGATAAAACGGGGTTGCCGCCGCATTGCCCGCCGCGCGTGGCGCCTCAATCACGGGTTCCGCCGCCTCCCGCACCGCCCGCGCCGTCTGGTCTACCCCTTGGTTCGGCGCAATCCTCGACGCCGCCCGCTCCGCCGCCGCCGGCACCTCGTCCATGTTAATCCGCCGCACCGCCTCCCGCATCGGATCTGCCGTGTTGGCGTTGCGCATCATCTGCCGGTCGGCGTGCAACAGGCTTCCCCGGTTCGTCACCGGCCCCTGCATGGCCGTGATCCCCTCGCGCTGGAGTAGCGCCGCGTTGGCCCGCGCTTGCGCCACGTTGGCGGGGTCGCGAAACCATTGCTTGTCGGCTGCCGCCAAGCCTGCCGGAGCACGGTTGTAAAGCGCCTCCAAGCCGCGCCCGGCTGCCTGCCCAATGCCGCCAAGCGCCGCCTGCCCGGCGACGTTCAGCCAATCAATATTGGTGGGGTCGCCTGCGTTGATGGCTTGGCCCAGCGATTGCCGGAACACGTCCCCTGCCCCGCTCGCCGCCGTCGCCGCTGTTACCGATCCCGGCGCACCCATGCGCGAGGTCGCCAACCCCGCCGCCATTCCTGCCACCGCCGGGATCGCCGGCCCGACGCTGCCCGCCATGTAGGAGCCAACGCGCCCCAGCGCATCCGCCGGGCCCTTGGCGCCGACAACGGACGGCTCCACCCTGTAAAACAGGTTCGGGTTGCGTTCGTCGGAATAGACGATATCCCCGTCTGCAATGGCGAACCGCTCGGCCGGAATGCCCATGGCCTTTGCAAAAACGGGGATGCGGTCTTTCAGGTTCGGGAATAGCGAGGCGTTGGCGATGGTGCGGGCCGGCGCCGCGCGTGCGCGGTCGTCCATGATGCCGGAGGTTAGGACAGGTTCAATCTCGCGCGGGCCAGGTGCAAGTGGCGCTGCTTCCCACCAGTTGCCCGGCGCGACGGCTGCCGGAGACGGCGGGGGCTGGGCACCGACAAGGGGCGCGGCTTCCCACCAATTGGTTTGCGCGCCGCTCATGGCTTTACCCGCACAGAACCGTCAGGGGCGATGAACTGCGTTCCGCTTGGTAATGCCTGATACTGCTGCGGCGACATGATCCTTGCGGGCGCCGCAGGATTAGGGGGAGGCTCCGCTTGCAAGCCGGGGCGCGCGGGGGTCGCCATGCCGGCCGCCGCCGGGCGCCACTCCGATCCGGCGAAAAGCGGGTTAGCGTTCACGTAACGCTTCCATTCCTGTTGCCACCGATCGAACGTCTTGCCGTCAGCGCGCGCCGCGTTCCACGACTGCGCAGCTTCAACCGACCGTTCGGCGATCTTCTGCCGCGCCTCCAACGCAAGCCCAATTGTCTCAGGCCGGCGGGAAAGGTTCGCCTCCATCTGCTTCACGAATTCCATGTCGGCGTTCGAGAAGTTTGCCGCAGGCACACCGCCCTCGCCGCCGATGTTCGCGGCCGTCAACTTAGCCGCAAGCATCTGGAACATTTCGTTTGATGTGGCGCTTTTCGGCAGCCCCATTCGTTCCAGCGATTCCGGCGACATACCCACCGCCTGCGCAAAGCCGGTAATCGTCGTAAGTGCCGGCCCGAGCCGCCCCGCCGTGATTTGCGGCAACAGTTCTTGCATGCGGGAAAGCGTCATCTGCGTAGCCGTGGCCTTGTCCGCGTCTTGCAGCACCTTCAACGCCTGATCGGCCAAACCCTTGCCGTAATTCTTCTCAAACTCACTTTCGGCCGCAGGCAGCCGCATATCCACGCGCGTAGCGCTAGCCGCACGAATGCGCCGCTGCTGGGCCTCTTCCTCCGGGTCCATGATGCGCGGCACCCGCATCAAGGGGCGAGGCTGGCCGCTGCTCACGTCCACGATGGTCCCGTTGACTTCCATCAGGTTGTCTTTCGGGTTCGTCTTGCGCGTCATCAACTTCGCCACGGTCTGCGCCTGCATGTCGGACGGCAGGGCACCGATCACGCCGCGCATGTTCTCAGGGATAGACGCCCGCAACGCCGCAGCCGAAGGCGACAGCTTTGCCAAGTCCGCATCGGGAGCCAACGCCTGCCCGAACGCTTGCATCGCCTGCAAATCGCGCTGCGCCTTGGCCGTCATCATGCCGCGCTGCTGCCCCTGCCCGAACGCCCCGAAGGCATCGCCCAGCGTCGGCCCCGGCTGCCCTACAGGGCGCGGCGCGCCTGCCTGTAGCAACCCGGCGCCCATCGCGTTGAGCCCGCCGAGGAGGCCCGCAAGCTGCATCCCCTGCGGGGTGCTGGGGTCGAATCGATCAAACCACGACATGCGCGCCTCCTACCGGAACAGGCTAAGCAAGCCGGGCATTCCCTGCCCCAACGCACCCAGCGCCCCAAGCCCCGCAATGCCGGTGCCGATGCCCTGCATCATGGGGTTCACTGTGTAGGGCTGCTGCGAAGTCTGCGCCCCGCCATACGACCGATTGCCCACGATGTTCATGTAGTTGTTTAGGGCCTGCTGCTGGGCGTTCTGCGCGAAGTTCCAACGGTTCATGGCGTCTGCAATAAACTCGCGGCCCCGGCCTTCCTGCGCCTGGCCCACGCCCATCATCGCCTGCGGGGCACTGTAGTCTTGGCCCGCAGCCATCTGGTTCGCCCGCTCGGCGCCGTAGTTCTGGAACGCCAGCGAGCCCGCCTTGTCCGCCATGGCCGAGGCGTAGGCATTGGCATGCGCGCCGCTGCCCAGTCGGCCGGTTGCCGCAAACGTGCTGTCAATGTTCGGCCGGATTGCGCGGCCAATCTGGTCGACCATGCCGGAAAAGTAGGGGTTGCCAGCACTCAGGAACCCGCCGCCGGCCGTGTAGTTGCGCAGCGTGTTGGACAGGCCGGCGCTATCCATCGCCGCGCCCTGCCCCGTTGCCGTGGCCGCGCTTTGATCCACCACCGTCTGGCCGGGGTAATAGGTCTGCGGCCCCTGATCCAACAGCCCGCCGGCTTGCTGGAAGCCGCGCTCCAGATAAGGCTGCTGCACGCTCCAAGGCGCCGTATTCGTGGCAACGGTGGAAGTGCGTTCTTCCTGCGACATGGTTAAATCTCCGCAACCCAGAAGTCAGACACGTGCTTGAGTTCCGGCGGAAGCACCCCGCTTCTAGACCAGCCGCGCCGCCCCATGAAGCAGACGGTTTCGCAGCCCCATTCTTTACCAAATTCCACTAGATGCGGCCAGAAATGTTGCACCGCATCCAACGTCCCGCCGCTCTCCTGAATCCACAACGCGCGGGTCGCCGGATACTGAGCAATGCGGGTTACGCACACGGCCCGGATTGGCCCGCCCTCGCTGGCAATCCACAACTGCCGATGCCCGCGCGCCACCTCCGCGCGAACGTCTTCCGTCCGCATGTGCCCCGCGCTATGGGCTAGCGCCGAGGCGATGAACGGCCCCACCATCGGCCACACGCGGTCAACGTGCTGGGCTGGAACCTGTGCCACGTTCATCCCACGATCACATAGCGAAACGTGCGGTCGGTCGTCGCCGCGTTGCTGTGCGTCAACGTCCACGCAAGGTTGTTGCGGTTAGCCGCCAGCACATACGGCACATCCGCCGCCGCGTTCGCCGTCATGGGGTCGAACGCCACAAAGCTGCCCACCGTCAAGCGCCGGTCAGATAGCGTCGTTGTCGTCGTGTTGGCGGTTAGGGTAATTTCACCAACATTGTTGGTTTTCCCCTGAAACAGCAGCCGCACGCCGCGCGCCACGTCCACAAGGTGGCGCACCAGTGACGACACATCGTTGCCGTTCGGGCGTTCGGCTGGGGGGAGGTAGCTCACCGCCGCCCCTCCTGCCGCACGGTCACATCCGCGCCTTGAAGATACGTCCACTGAGCGCCGGCAGGGATGTTCACGCGGGCGCGGGCGTAGCGCGTGGCGATCCGGGCCGGGGCCGTGTAGTCGGCGCCGCGCGTGCGGGCAGTGGTGTAGGCCAGCGCATCGGCGAACCGCGTGCGGTGGCCCACCTGTGCCGTCAACGTGCCCGCGTCGGTCAGGGGGCGGATACCAGACACATACACCCGCTGGCCCTGCGCATCCGTCTCGCCGGTTTCAATGCGCGCGGCCAGGTTGGCGCCCGTAAAATATACCAGGCGATAGGACGTATCGAACCCGCCGAGGATCGGGGCGCCGCCGTTCAACGTAGGGCTTTCCAGCAGGAAGCCAACGCTATCCGGAGAAACGCCAAACGTCACATCGAACGAGTCCACGCCGATAAAGTTGGTTAGCGCCGTGAACAGCCCCGACACGGCAATGCCGCTGTCGTCTGCCGCGCTCCATCGATCCGTGGCGTAGGAGTAGATCAACCATCGATTCGGATCGCCCCATGTGGCGCTGGGCGTTGGGTATGCCCACACCAGCACCTTGCGCAAGGGATCGTGCGCCACGTAGACGCGGTGCAAGTATTCTTGGGAAACATCCGCCCAGAACGTGGCACTTACCCGCCCCTGCCCAATCGGCGTTACGTTCTGGCCGTCGAACCGCTGAAACCCGTCCTCGCTGATGAAGTAGGCCACGCCGTTGACGCTGATGGCGCCGTTCGGGCACACGCTGCCCACCCCGCGCGCCACCTCGCGGAAAGCGAACACCGCCGGAGCGCCCACGTATTCGATGCGGTAGATCGCCCGTTCGGCCAGCACGGCACCGGCCGCGCCACCCACGGCGCTAAGCAGGCCCATGATCCGCCCGCCGTTCGGGAGTTCCTGTTCATCCGCCTGCTTGCTCGCCGCGTCGCTGGAGCCGACGGTTGGCCAGTCCGTGGCGTCGTTGATCGCGCTCCACCGCAGGCTGGAAGGCTTTTCGCCCGCGCTGTCGTTGAGGTGGCCGAGCATCAGGAAGCCCGGCTCTATCGTGGCGATGTGCGCGCCACTCGGCGCTGCAGCAATTCGCGCGAACGCCGCCGTTGCGCCCGTGGGATGCGTCCACAACCCGCCCGACCAGTGGGAAGCGTAGACGTAATCCCCAAACTGCGTGAACCGCCACGGGTAATACAGCGTCGCTACACCTATGTCCGTGGCCGTGGTCATCTGGGAGAACGCGAAACCGCGATACACGGCGAGGTCGCGGGAGTTCTCTTGTCCCACGTAGAGAACCACAGTCCCAGCGCCGTTGCGGGCCTGGAACGCGCCAGCCGGGCGGGTCAGAGGATTGGACCACGTAACCGCCGCTCTCAACGGCCCCACCGATCCATCCGGCTTGAAATACACGTTGTTGGCGATGGTGCTGTGCGTGCCGAGATACGCGGGGAGGTCGGGGCGGTAGTCGCCAACGGGGAGGATGGTCAACCGAACAGCCCCCCCATACCACCACCCAGCCCGCCAAACCCGCCGCCACCCCAACCACCGCCGCCCGACAGGTCGCCGGGGTTTTGCATGTCGGCAACGTCAACGGCGCCCATCGGGGCCATTCCCGCAGTTGGCCCCATCGCCGCCGCGATATCCGCCCACCCGCCGAAATTGAACCCATCCGCCTGCGCTGGGGAGAGGTTGGCAAATCCGTCATACCTCCCCGCCATCGCGGCGTTAAGCGCGTCCGTGTAGTCGCCCGCCAGGCCGTTGAACCCCAGCAGCCCGCCCACCGTCGAGCCAAAGCCGGGGTTGACGCCGAGGCCCGACAGCATGCCGACGTTGTTGGTCGTGTTCGCGATGTTGCCAAAGGCGTTCATCGCGCCGAGGCCCATCCCGAAAGCAGGCCCGCCCAGCAGCCCCAGCGCCGTGATCCCCGCTCGCGAGGCCATGGGGTTCATGTCCAGCGCCTTGCCGATGGTCGCCGAGTTCGGGAACCCGCCACCCCAGCGCGATCCGTTGTCCGTTGGCGCGGCGGCGGTCGCCGTGTCGTTCGCCCCGCCGCCGCCTTCGTCAAAAAACGTGAACATTTGCGGGGCCGGCGCGAACGCCGCCTGTTGCTGCGCTCGCGTGGTCGCCGCTGCAAACTGCCGCTCCTGCCGGCGCGCTCGCTCGGCATCAAGCAAGCCGTTCACCATGCTGATGTGCGCGTTCCACGTCTGGGACACTAGAAGTCCTCCGCGACAAGGAAGCCGGTCGCCGTGCGGTTGCTGTGCAGCCCTTGGAGGGACCGGAGCACTTCCATCTCCCGCCCGCGCATCCGGTCCGCCTCGGCGTAGTCGCGGATGACGTTCTCGAACAAATCCGCCTTGGCACGAAGCCGAATCAGTTCCTCGCCTTCATTGGTCCACGAGTTGCTGTCACCGTCCGCCGCTGGCAGGCCGATGTTTCCCGTGAAAAACACCGTGGCCGAGTAGGTGCGATCCGGCACCGGATGCACGTAGACCCGCTGGCGATACATCGCATAATGCGTCGGCGGGCCGGATGGCACGGTGTCGATGCGGTAATCCTGCATCTCCGCAAACGCGATCTTGCGCAGGGGTTCCTTCGAGCCGTTCACCGTCATCGTCAGGGAATCTTCGTCAACTAGCGTCGAAAGGAACGTGGCCGTGGAGGTCGTGTAAGCATCCGTCCCCGGCGCGGTGTTGAACGTGCCCTCGGTTTCCATGAACCACCACGGGCGCCGCTCGTAGTGCGCCACCGCCGACACGATAGCCGCCGCGATTTGGCTGGTAAGATCGTCGCGGGCCAGTTCGTCCGCGATGCGAGCTTTCATCGTGCCGAGGGATGGCATTTAAACAGCCTCCGCCATAGCCCGCCGCATCGCCGCCCGTTCGGCCAGCCACACACCGGCAAAAGGGCAATCCTGCATGTGCGGGAACCACGGCCCGCCGCTGGTGTAGTGGATGGCGCCAATGTCCGCCGGATCGCCGCCGCACGTGGGCGAGGCATCGGCCAACCAGTTCCACTTTTCCGGCAGGCTGCCGATGTAGCAGTCGGACAGCCACTTGAACGCATGCAGGTCACGCCCCGCCCACGTGTTCACCGCGTGCGTCGTCAGGCTGCGGTTGGCGTGGTGATCCACGTTCCACAGCACGCAGCTAGACCAGTTCTTGCGGTTGTATTGGCCTTGGCTGATGCCATCCATCTTCATCGTGCCGGCGGGGCGGTGGTCGTGCTTCACCACTTGGACGGCGTAAAGCGGATCAAACTCGGCGAACAACCGCGCCACGTCCTGCCGAAACACGAAGTCGCAGTCCACGAACAGCGCCGGCCCCTTGGCCACGACGAACGGCACAAGAAAGCGGGAGAACGAGAAGGCCACGCTAAACGGCCGCTTGTCGCGTTCGTCCCACATCTGGCCCGTTTCATCCACGCGGAACGGCCGGTCATACAAGCCCGCCTCGCGCAAGTCGGCGAGGTCAAGCGGGATGATGTTGACCGGACGCGAGGCATGGCGACGCAGGGACGCCGCGCACACCTGATAGGCTTCCCATTCGCGCGGGTCGTAGCCGATAACGACGTTCATCGCGGTTCCAGCCACAGTTCGATTTCCTGATCTGCCGGGTTGAAGAACGCCCGGACATTGAACAGCCCAGACACACGCGGAAGCCACCAGTCGGCGGGCTGCACAATCAGATGAGCGTTGCGCCCATCGGGCAGAACCTTCTTCGCCGGGCGCGTGGCGATGGTGACGAACGCGCAATGGCGCGTGCATCGCTTCATGTCTTGCAACACGTTGCCCAGCAATTCCGGTTCGATATGCTCAAGCACGTCGCAGGAAATCAACATGTCGGCCGGCGCGGCGGGGGCGGCAAGGTCGGGAATGGCGGGGTCGTAGGACTGCACCGCAGCAAGCGGGAACATCTTCGCCACCCACCTGTTGCCGCCGCTGCCGTAGTCGAGAAACGACACCGCCTTATACAGATTGGCCATGTGCCGGATGGACCGCTCGAAGCGCGGCGCCGTGGTGCCAAAGTCCGTGGTGGCGTGGAGGTGGGCGTTTGCGGCGCGGTAGGATTCTGTGATCAGCATTACGCCGCGCACTCCTCGCGCTTCCACACATACCGCAGCGCGTCTACCACGCGCCCCATCACCGGGGCCCAATCGCTTTCGTCCGCCGCCTGCCGGTAGAGGTCCACCGTCTCATACCAAGGCATGTCGCCCGTGATCCCGTAGCGCCACGCGGGCTTATTGGACACGATGCCCAGCACATGCGCGCCCACCGCCCCGCCGAGGTGCAAGGCCGTCTGCTGCACACTCACCAGCGCCACCGCAGCCGCGATAGCCTCGGCCTGGCGCGTCAGGTCGCCCGCCGCATCCGCGTCGTGTTCAATGCCCAGCGCCGCCGCCATGCCCGGCCCATCGGGGCCATACTGGATAGACACCGGCCGCAGCCCCACGGCGCGGATCGCTTCCACCACGGGGCGCCAAGCGTCCACGGGCGGGTTGCGAAGGTAGTCATGGGTCTGCATCGTGCCGCCGCGCATGGCCAGCAGAACGGCATCGGTGGACAGTAGCCCACCCGGCGCGCGCAGATACCCGCTCCGCTTCGGAGGGATGCCGCCCGCGCACAGTTCGGGCAAATCCCCCAGCGCCACGTGGGCAATCACGCCGTCGCCGGGATGGCGGTATTCCTCCGCCCGGCCGATCACGGTAGCCTGCGGGAACGACTGGCGCACCAACGGCACTAGACGCGGGTTCACCTCGATCACAACGCCCCGATGCGCCCGGTCTATCAGTTCCGGCAGGCAACCAAGGAACATCACTTCATCGCCGAGGCCCTGCTCGCCGTGGGCGATTAACCAATCCACATCCTCGCCGCGCCAGCGGTCGCCGGGGTAATGTCGCTCCACACATCCCGGCACCACGCGACGGCGCCAATGCGGCCACGCCTCATCCCACCGGCCGAGCTCCATCAGGCACAGCGCGAGGTTCAAATGCGCAGGCAACGGGGCATCCGGCGCGGCAACGGCACGTTCGCCCCAGCGAACGCCCTCCGCCGGGTTGCCTTCGTTTACGTAGCTGCCGCACATGCCGTTCAGCGCGCCGGCATGGTTGGGCGCCGCCTTCAACGCCCGTTCGTAAGCCGCCCGGCCCCACTCGATATGACCGGCAAACCGCAGCGTCGCGCCGAAGTTGGCCCACACGTCGGGATGCTCTTGCGCCACCAGCGTTGCGTGCGAAAACGCAGCGATGGCCGAGCCGATGTTGCCCAGATGATGATGCGCGATGCCTAGCCCATTCGCGGCTTCGGCAATCTTGGGCTGCTTGGACAGCACCGCATCGAAAATCTTTGCGGCCTCTTGCCACTTGTGCGCCTGCAACAGCGCCTCGCCCTCGCGGAGAAATTCGATCACGGGCCGCATGCAATCTCCACAAATGGAAAGGGGGGCCGAAGCCCCCCTCCCGTTGATCGGCTGGTTACGGGCCAGCCTCGCCCGGCATTAGGTATCCGACCATCAGCCCAAAGGAAGAGGTCGCAGTCGGCGACGTTGCCGTTGCCACCGTCAGGGCCAGAGTGATGTGGCGCGGGGTTGCATCGTCCGACAGGCTGACAAGAAACGGCATCTGCTGCGTTGCAGAGGTGCCGGCCGTCTGCCCGACCGCGATGAACTGATGCGTCGCCGAAATCGTCACCGGCCCAAACAGCGATGCGCTAGTCGTGGTGCCAAGGTTGAACACCGTCCCACCGCCCGCCGAAGCGCGGCCGAAGAACTTGAGGTCAACGATGGTGGCGCCGTGCGGGATTTTCGCCATCAGGAACACGTCACCGGCCGAAACGGTGGAACCGTTGGCGACGTAGTTGGACACCATGTAGGTGATGGCGTTGTAGTTGCTGCGGGGCTGGACGAAATCATGCCCAGCATCAGCGGTTTTCGTGGCCATGTGCTTGCCCTCCTTACGGCTGCGGCGAGTGAGTGGCCATGGTGATCACCCCGAAATCCTGGGAATTGAACACCGCCTTTTTGCACCCGTAGATGCGGCCAGCCGAGACGCCCAGCTTGTTCCCGTAGTCGAACATCTCTTCCGACCACGACATGCTGGAATCCGAGCCATCGCCGCCGCTGGCCCAAAGCGCCGCCTGCGCACCCGCGAACACGGCGCGATACGCCGAGGTTGAGGAGCCAAGCGAGAAGCTGGGCATATACGGGCACTCGTGCAGCACGACGCCGTTATACATGCCGAGCATGCCAGTAAAGATCGGCGAGTCCGCCGAACGGGCGCCGGCCATCGCCGACTTCTGGATATCTGCCCACTGCACCGTGCTGGTGCTGGTCCGCATCTGGTAGACCTGGAACGGATGCAGGAACGCGACGTAATACTCGTCGCCGTTGATCCGAATGGGCTTGATCATCGGCGTGAGGGTCTTGGCGCGCGCCACGGCACGATCCAGCAGCGTGAGCGAGAACTGATGCGCCGCCGCCGTGGAAAGCGAAGCCTCGGCGGTTTCGCCCGCAACCAGCAGGTTGTTGCTGGACGGCGCCGTGGCCGAGTTGTTGCCGGTGAAAGCGGTGTTAGTCTGCGTGGTGTTGCCGCAAAGCTGGTTGGCAATCGCCACTTCATCACGCTGCGCCCACCAGTCGGCGAGAGCCTGCATGGACTCTTCACGCACGCTGAACGGAACGCGCTGTTCCGACATCTTGCCGCCGCTCACCACCGCGTGACGAATCTGATTGATCAGAACATCATCGTTGTAGAGCGTCAGGGCCTCTTCGTTGCCTTCCAGCGAGGCATCGCCCTGAATGCCGGAGCCGGAAAGCTGCATCCGCAGGCCAACGCGCACGCGGTCACCTGGACCCTTGCGCAGTTCGTCGACCTTCTGAATGACGGACGTGGGACCGCTGCCGATGAACTTGGAAAACCACATCTGCTTGAGGGATTCGACATGCAGACGCTTACGCCAAGCCTTCACGGCGAGCGGATGGTTTACCCCAAAGGAGGTATCAGCCATCGTTGCACCTATGTGTGAGAGATTGTTCCAGTGCTGGGCTGCGTGCCTAGCGAACGAAACGCCCTCTCACGCGGGGCGATGGCGAAACGGCCTGAGTCCGTGGCCGAACGGCGCCCATGCGCAGGGCTGGCGAAACGTCCAATGTTTACGTCGCTAGACGCACGACGGCTTGCCGGTGACTTTAACCGCGATAGTTAGCGGTTGTCAACCGCCGGATCGCATCAGTTTATCAACAAGCGCCGGATTCTTGCGGTAGAGCGCGTCGAACTGATCGCTGGGCATGTTGGCCAGTTCGGCGAAGGTCATGCCGTCGCCGGCCGCGCGCGTGTTGCCGCCGGCCGTGCTGCGCGCCGCCTGCTGGCCCCGCTGCATCGCGTCGATACGGGCCTCTGCCGGCGGGGATTTGGCAGAGAAGCCGCGCGATTTGGCCAGCTTGTAAATGGCCTCTGCCGGGCTGCGGCCATCGCGAAAGGCACGTTCCGCAATCTTGCGCTCCTGCTCCTGCAATTCCGCGCGGGCCTCCTGCGCGGGATAGCCGATTTCCATGTAGTCTTGCAGAAGCAACTGCGTGACGTGGTTGTAAGCCTCGCCGAAATCCGGCGCGCGCTGGGCGAACTGCGCCGCGTCGGCCTGGTAGCTGGCCAAAAACTGCTGCTGCTGGTGCTGCGCCTGCGACTGCTGCGCCGACTGGTCGCGGAACTGCTTCACCTCGGCAAGCTCGCGCTGCGTGGCGTCAAGCTGCGCCTTGAAGAAGCCCACGGGGTCGGTGTTGATATCCGGCACCGGCTCGCGCGGCTGCTGCGGCGGCTGGAACTGGTGAAGCAACTGCTGCAACCGTTCGTTGCCGCGCTCCATCTGCTCTTGCAGCCGCGCCCGCTCGGCCCGCTCGCGCTTCAGCGCCTCGCGTTCCTCCATCAGCACGGCAAGCGGCACGGTCTGTTTCGGCTGGGGTGCCGCTTCGGCAGTTTCCGCAGGCGGCGGCGCTTCCGGTTCCGGGGCGAACGCCTCCGTATCGGTGGAGGTGTCCTCATAGGCGGCGGGGTCAGTCTGTGTCTCGCTCAAGCAATACCTCTCGTGAGTTGCATGCGGGTTGCGACAATCAGCCTATCCACCACCGCGCGTTCGTCGGGCGGGAGGCTGTCGTAATTTGGGCAGGGGACGGGTTCCGGCTCGGCCGCCACGGCCGGCGCTTCCTCGGGCACCTCTTCGTATCGGCCGCTCACCATCGGCCCGCGAAACTTGCGCTTGAACTTGCCCGCTTGCGCGGCTGGGTCGTCGGCGTCACCGGAAACCGCCTGCCCAGAAATCGGCCGGGCGGAAATGGGGCCTGCCATCAGTCAGGCTCGGCCGGCGCCGGGTTCGCTGCCAGCCATTCCTCGTATTTGCCGAACGCCTTGGCAGCCTGGAGCCACATTTCCGGCGTCATGCGCGAGGTCGGAGCATACGTCTCGTTGACGTATCGCGCTTCATCGTCAGTCATGTTCTGCATCAAGACACCCTCACCATCAGAGCGGAGTTATATCGGTAAATGCCATTCACCGGAACGCATTCACTTTGCGTCGTTGGCGTCAGGCTGCGCGGGCGGCTGCTGCGCCGCCTGCATCGCAGCCTCAAACGCCTGGATCGCCTGCCGCTCCATCGCCAATGGCGGGCGCTGGCCCAGCATCATGGCATAAAGCGTCTGCCACACATCGGCGGGGAGAGAAGGGGAAAGGGTCATGCCACTTGATTCCATTGCGTTCCGTTGTAGGCCACGGTTGCGCGGCCATAGTTGTCGTTAATCACTAGCGTTGCCGCGCCGTCGATGTTGCCGGCGGCAGGCGTGATGGTGATGTGGTTAACGTGGGCATCGCCCTTGCCGTCCTTGATCGTGTAGCGGCGCCCAGTCACGCCTGCCGGGAGGTTGACCGTCGTTGCCGCGCCAACCGTCTTGTTTACTACCACCACATCATCCGTCGCGCTCACGGTCACGGCGCCGGCTGCGGTCACGACACGCAGCGCCAGGATTTGGCCGGTGCTTGTAACGGTGCCGCTGCCATTTACCCGGAAGCCCGGCGAGGCAAACGCCGCCGTGCTGAAGGTGCAAGCCACCGTTTCAAAATCGATGCCGTAGTCCACCGTCTTTGCGGGCGTCCCGCCCGGGTTGGTAATCGCAATCAACTTGCCGGTCGTGGCGATGGGCCAACCTGCGGCTTCCTGCCCGCCAAACGCGATCCCGACAAGCAATTGCTGCCCAACGCCATCGGACGAAAACGCCAGCCCGTTGTAAGAAGTTGTCGGGGCCACGCCATTTCTCAGCGGCGAAATTTTCAGCACGTTTACGAAGGTTGCCGAAGCCCCCGAAAGAATGCCCGCGCCAATTTCCATCGCCTCCACAAGCCCAGCAGACCCGCCGCTAGTTAGCCTCGCGTCGCCCGTATAAGCGCACAGATACCCGTTGTTGAGGTTTACGCCAGCCTGCGCCGTCGAGTTCGTGCCTGTGTAGAACATGGCCGATGTGGTAGCGGCGCTGTTTACTTGGATCAGCGCACGCAACGATGCCCGTCCGCCCGTGTAAGAACCGCTTATCAAATGGCCAAAATAATGGGCGTAGAAGTCCGTTCCGCCGTTGTCGAGCGTGTCATTGATGTTGAATGTGTTTCCTGAGAACGCCCCGCCACCTGTGCCGCCGAGATTGTTGTCAGACTGAATAAACCGGGTCACGCTTCCGGATGCGGTTTGCGTGAAACTCTGAAGTATCCCGCGCTCAGCCCTGATGCGCGCCCCAGCGCCCTTCCCCGACAAGATCAAATCAACGATGGCGTCACTTCCGGCTGTGGAAAGCGTGGGGTTGCTGCCCCCAGCTGCCCCGGTCACGGTCAGGAAATTGGCGTAGTTGTTGCCGATGTTGATTGGCGCGTTCACCCCAACCATCGTCACCTTGAACGTGGCCGCGCGATACACGCCCGTGGTGGCGCTGGTCGAAACAGTTGGAGGCAGGAACTCGCCGTATCCGCTGCCGCCGCCCGTCACGTTCACGGAAAGAATGGTGTAGGCAGGAATGAACGTGAACGCGATGCCGCTGCCGGCGCTGGTCGTGACTACGCCAACACCCGCCGCCGTGATCGTCGTGCTGCTCACGGCCTGGCCGATGCTTACCGTATACGTGCCGGTCCCACCCGTGCCCGTGCCTAGGGCCGTGATGTAGGTGTTGGCCGCGATACCTGTGCCCGTCACCACCATGCCAACGGCAAGCGTGCCGCTGGTCACTGCCGTTACCGTCAGCGTAAAGCCGGCAATTTCGCCGGTCACAACCGCCGCCGTGGAAGGCAGCGCCGTGTAGCGCCCCGGATTGGTGATCAGGAAGCCCAGCACCCCGCCCGACCCGTTGATGCGCGTAACGATGCCCGCCGCCGGCCCGCCGGCCTCAATCGTGCCGCTCGCCGCCACTTGCGACGTGTCTACGATGTAAGTGCCGGACCCGCCCGCCCCGGTGTCGAAAGCAATGATGCGCGTGCCCAGCACCACGTTTGCCCCGACAATCACCGAACGGTTGGTAATCGTGCCCGCCGAAACCGCCGTCACCGTCAGGACGTTGCCGCTGATGGACCCGGTAAACGTGGCCTTGGCCGTTGCCGTGCCGCCCAGCACCTCGAACGTGTCGCCCACGATATGCGTGGCGCCGTTGTTGCCGATCGAGAAGCTGCCCATGATGCCCCAGGCATTTACCGCAGCCGTGGCACCGCCGGCCATGCTGAGCGTGATGGCGCCGCCGTAAAGCCCGCCGTCCAGCACCTCGATAGCCGAAACAGTCGCCGTCTTGGCAACCACCGACCCAGACGTTTGTAGCGTGCCACCCGCCGCCACCGTGGCGCCGAGATTGCCCAGCCCATCCACCTTGAAACCGATGGACTTGAACGCGCTTTCGCGGATGCGAGCCAAGTTCGAAAAGTCGATGCCGGCGCCGATAGCCGCCTCTGGCCCGTTGATGATCCCGCCTTCCGTGATGCCTTCCATCACGTGAGATGTTTCAGTAAGCGGCCACCACCCCTCGACGCCGCCCATCGCATAGGCAATTCCGACGCCCGGCGCTTTGCCGCTGGCCTGTAGGCCGACAGAATAAGCGTAATCCTGCTGCAACCCCCGGCGCGCATCCTGGTCCAAGTAAACGACTTTGACGCCACCTTTCCAAAGCACTTGCGCCTCAGCTTCGACGGCAACATCAAATTCGTCGGCGAATATCTGCGTCAGATGCGGCCCGGAACCGTTTTGAACCCACGCAATTTCGTTTCGAGCAAAAACACTCCCTCGCGCCGCGCCCGCAGTGCCGCCGAAACTGGCCTCAGTCCGGATTTCACTAGCGCCCGAAACGTGGAAGGCGCCTGCCCCTGCCGTGACGGCGCCCGTGACGTTCTGAAATGTTGCGTGCGTCGTTCTGCCGCCGCTCGCATTTGTCGAAACGGTATGCCCCATGTAATTCAGGGTCATTCCGTCCGTTGTATTGGCAAAAGTTACTGCGTCGGAGTCACCCGTAAACATCCAATACCCGGTTTTTGGGGCGGTAAGATTTGTCGAAAACAGATTTGCGGAAACTCGCAGATTCGCACCCGAATCCGTTACTGCTTCCACGGACTGCATGCGCAACCCTGTCGGCGCTGTCAGGGCAAAGGGGCTGGTGCCGATGTAAACCCGCTCAAACCACGGATTGTCATAGGCATTGGCCGGGTAGTTGATCCAAACTTCCTGCGCCTCGCCCGAAAACGACACGTTCACGCCCGCGCCGCTTGAGCCATCGTAGGCCGTGGTGCGGGCAAGCGTCTGCGTGGCAGTCGTCCACGTCGCCATGAACGTCTGCCACTGGCCCGCCGCGTTGCGCACACACACCAGCGTCGTGTCGCCGTTGGCCAGCACATCGGTAAACCGCTGGTATCCACCGGGAACAACGCCGGTTACTCGGATCGCACCCGTCCCGTTCGTGTCCGTGTATTCACGGACGCGATCCCTCAGCACAAACGGCATATCGTGAGTTCCTACAAAAGCGCCGCTAGGGCGTCCTCGTCGTCTTGCTCGGCCGCGCGCTCAACCGCATGGATGATCGCCGCCTTTAGGTCGTTCACCAGCCGTTCCCGCCGCGCGAGGCTGGCGCGGGCCTTCAAGGCCGCATAACGGGCCAAGGCATCGTCTACGGCCCGCTGCACGGCTAGCTCTTCGGAGTAGTTCTCGGCGAGGCTCACCGCCGGGGCGAGTTCAACAGGCACGTCCTCCCATGTCCGCGTGCGGCGGCGGCGGATCAGCGTCCCGTGCAAGCTGGAAAAGCTGGCCGTGGCCGTCACCGATGGCTCAGGCGGCGGCGGCGGCGGGCGAGCCAGGAAATGCCAAAGCGGCGCTTCCTCCAACAAAGCGTAAGGGTCCACCGCGAACATTTCGTGTTCGTCCGCGTTCCACTGGCGGGAGGCGAGGGCAGCGATATTCATAGCGCCGTCCATCTGGCAGGCGCCATCAGCGCGACGCCCAAACCGCACAGGGTCAGTGTTTGTGCCAGCCGCACCCGTGCCCGTGCCGCCGTATTCGGAAGTCGGCGTCGCCGCGTCTAAAACGCCATCTAGGTAAAACGCCGGAGCGCTCTGTATTGCTTCGCTACCAGACACACTAAATGTTGACAAAGCATTAGCTGTTATAAGCACGCTGCCACTTTGCCAAACACGGAACGGAAGGACGCCCGTGTTTGACCGCGACATCATAATTTTGCCAGAGGTCGGGTTTGTAAACTCAAAACTAAATGGGTTATTTGTCCCACCTGCTCCCCCGGCAGGTATTTTGCCAAAAAAATACCCGAACGACGCAATCGACCGGACAACGCCGCGCCACGCAACTGTGATATCGCCCGTTACGTTCCACGCAACATTATGCGGCACCTCCGCGAACGCTGCGCCGGTCGTATCCAGCGCCGGCCCGTCCGGTGTCAAACCCACGGTCGGGCTGCTGGTCCCGCTTAGCAGCGAGCCCGTCACCACGTCGCGGCCAAGCCCAAACTGCCCTCCCGTCACGAACAGTCCGACAAGCCCGCTTGCCAACGGATGCGACCGCCGCAGCCGGAGCGCAACGCTGGCGGGTGGGCGAACGCGCGGGCGGCTGTAGCGGATCAGCACCGTGCTATCCGTTCAAGTTCCGGTTGACCGTCCGATATTTCACGTCCGCCGCCGCAGTCGCATCCAGCGCCGCGCCCATGCTGTTGACGATGGCAAATTTGAAATCAGCCGCCGGCAGAGGCACGCGAGGGAACGTCCCATACACCTTGTTGCCGCTGGTGACGCCGCTCAACACGCCCGCCGAAGCCACCCAATACGTATCGGCCGGGGGCGTGGTGCCCGTGCTTACGTTGTCGCCGTAAATGGTGCCGCCTTGGTCAAGCGGCAGAATGTAGAGGTGGAAGCGGCTGGCAGAGGTCGTGGTGCCGCCAACCTCGAAAGTGAACGACACCTCACACTCCAGATCGAGGTTCGTGTCTTGGTCAATTGCGGTCGCCGCCACCACAACGGAGCCATTGGCGCGCGAGTTGAAATCAGAAGCCGTAAACTCAGCGCTTTGCCATGTGGAGGTAGAAGCGCCGTAAATGAGTTTCGCAATATCCGCCATCTCACATCCCCCGCGCTGCGATCACGTCCGCCGCCCATACGTAGGGTTCCGGCCAGCCCAACACTTCGCGCGGCGTGATCGGCGCGCCCGGCTCCACCGCCCCGATAGCGTCGGCGCGCGCCTCCGTCAGAATCCCCGCCTGCGCCATGTAGGCCAGCCCGCCCTGCACCGTCGCGCCTGCCAGGTTCAAGGGATCGCGCCGCACGGATATGCGAAACATCAACTGCGCCACCACGGGATCAGAGCTGGCCCGCGCCGCGATGAACTCGGCCGGCGTGAACCGCGCGACGAACTCATCCGGCGTCACCAGCGATTTGCCCGCCGTCGCCACCGTCGCCGCGTTCAACGCCATTTCGGCCTCCGCTGGCGTCATCGTGTCGTATGGCGCCTCGGCCAACAGGTCGCGCAACCGTTCGTAGTGCCCAGCCATCAGTTCATCACCGCCTGCTTGATCCGCGCACCCGTCACGCGCCCGTCAGCCCCGCGCACCAACTCCTTTTCCGCCGACACCAGCGAGCGCACCTCCCCGATCAGCGCGAAAAGGTGCTGTTGCGCCTCGGCGTTCTGCCGCGACATGTCGGACAGGAATTGCGCCATCTGGCTTTGCACTTGCTGAATCGGCTCAATGATCTCGCGCACCGGCTCGGCCAGAACGTCGCGGTCCTGCTTCATGCTTTCCACGCGCTTGGCGTTGTCGATGGTCGCCTTGCGCTCGGTAATGGCGATGTCCGTTTCCGCCGCCTGCTGCTTGATCCGCGCGTCGTGCTCGGCCTTCATGCGCTCAATCGCCATCGTGTTCTCGGCCCGGATTCGCTCAATCTGAAGCATCGCCTCGGCCTTGCGAACTTCGTTGGCGAACTCAATTTCCGCCTTCTCGCGGGTCATCTGCATGTCCGCTTGCTTCATCTGTAGGTCCATCTGCGTCTTGGCCTGCTGCGCCTGCATATCCGCCTGAATCTTCATCATCTGCGGATCAGGCGGCGGCTGCTGCTGGGCGATCTTCTCCACCTCGGCCGCCATTTCCTGCACCACGGATTCCGGCAGAGGCGAGAACCGAAGCAGCTTCAGCAGAACCGGCGGCGGAACCTGTTTCACCAGCACCGGAAGCATAGGCTGCAAGGCCATCCACACCTCGCTTTTCTGGTTCGGCGACGTGGGCGCCTGGTCCACCACCACGTCAAATTCCGCCGTCTCACGCATGCCCAGCCATTGCACCGTTTCGGGCTTTCCGTCCGGGGCCGTAATCCGCATCACTTTGCCCGGCGGGATAAATTTGGCGATGAACACCATGAGCAAGCGGCCTTGCTCTTTGTGGTATTGCCGCAGGCTGTCGAACAGAGGCGCCAGCACCGCCTGAGATGCCTGCTTGCGCTGCGCCTCCAAGATGCCCGCCTGCTCGCGGTCCACGGTGCCCAGCAATTCGCGGTTTATGCCCGTCACATCGGGCATGGAGCCGATGGCGAACTGCAACAGCCGGTCAAACGACTGCGGGAACGGCGGGGCAGTTTTCGGCTGGATGCGCCCGCCAGACAGCGCGCCCATCTCCACCTCTACAACGCTGCCCGCCTTCGCGTATCGCTCCTCAAACCGGCGCACGTTCTCCACCGCGCCCTTCTCAATCAACAGGCCGGATTTGGCGTTGGTGTTGATGATGTGCAGCGACTGAGACAGCCACTTGTTGGCCCACATCTGCGGGTCTTTCACCGCCCGCACCAGCCCGTAAAACACCCGCTTGTTGCGGTCCCACCGGCCCGTGATGGCCTTGTAGGTCGGCCCGTAGCGGTCGGGGCATTCCGTCACTTCGGACACCTCGCCGCCGCACTCGAACACTTGGAACCATCGCTTTTCGGCCCGCTGCACGTGCTTCACGGCCTTGCGCGCGTCGCCCAACTTCTCGCCCAACGCCTCCCACTGCTTGGGCGTGATCGTCTCCATCTGGCCCGTCGCAGCGTTCAGCACATGCACCACCGGCCGCCGCTCGCACCATTGGAAATGCGTCACGGTCACATCGTCGGTGTTGCGGTTCGGGTCGTTGTCATCGTCGGCGTATTGGTCCCGCACGGGGTTCACCACCCGATGCCCCGGCGCGTCGGGAACGTCGCCCGTCGCCACCGTCGCCACGTCCGCAAACTCCGGCCAGCGCGACGCCACATATTCCGGGCTGAACTTCTGCCGCGACCACACATGGCTTGCATCGGCGAGGTTGCGCTTGCGGGCGTAGCGGTCCCATCCCATCTCAAACGGATCGCGCCGCTCGATCATGATTTGGCCGTCCTGCTCCTCCTCGTAGCACATGCGGGTTTCGATCCAACCCAGCCCGGCAATCGCCACGTCGCGGAATGCCTCGCTGTCGGCGTCCTCCGCGTCGGCCTGATCCATCACCCAGCGCGCAACGCCGTTGAGCAATTCCGACTTGCCGCCGTCATCGCCGGAACGCGGGAGGAACTTCACCTCGTTGCGGTTGTTCACCTGGGCACCGCAAACCGCGTCGATCATAGCCGCGACACGGTTGAACGTGATGGGCTGCCGGCGTTCTTCCAGCAGCTTCGCCACGTCCTCATCTGCCCACTGGCGCCCCGCGACGATATCGTAAGCCTCGCGCGCCTCGTCCCGCCAATCGCCCGCCGCCTCGTAGTCGAGCCGAACCTCTTTCGCCACGTAGGCAGCGAGGTCGCCGGGGTCCATTTCGGACGGGAATTGCTCGGCGAAGGTGTCGGGGCCGCGCGCGTCGTTCATCGTGTCATCGCCCAATCAGTCGCCGCCACCACCGCCGCCACGTCCGCATTCGGATACAGCGCCCGGACAACGGAAAAGGCGGCAAACCATTGGTCTGCCGCCTCCTTTACCGCCGCCACATCAGTATCCCTTGCCGCCCTTCTTGGTGCCCTTGCCACCCTTGCCACCCTTCATGCTGCCCATCCTGTCGCCCTTTCCTCGCCGCGATACCGCCGATACCGTTCGTGCGCGTGCTTCTCGGCCTTGGCGCGCGCAAAGCGGATATCCATGATGGCGTAACGTGTCGCGCTCATCAGGTCGTCCCGCTCCTTGACCACCTTGCCATCCTTGCGGTGGTACAACTCGAACTCTTCAAACCAATCGTTGAGGTGCTTGAACACCTTCAACCGGCCCGTGGTCATGCGGTCAAGCATGTCCATCAGCCCCGCCTCAACCGTGTTCCGCCGCGTATCGTCGTAGCTGGACGGCTGCGGCAGCATCATCAGGCCATGAGTGCGGTATTGCTCGGCGAGCGGGTCCGGGGCGCCTGCGGTGCTGTTCAAGCCATCGTGCGGCCAGGACCAAACCGGCGCCTGCCAGGCTTTGAGAGCTACGGCGTGGCTATGCACGGCTGCCTGTGCCACGCGATACGCCTGCGTCACGTAAACCGTGTCCGTGTCCCGGTCGTGCGCCACTTGCACCGCCGCCGTGGGATGGTCCCAGCCGAAATCGAGCGCGGCAATGCGCGGCCAGTAATCGGGGATCGCGAACGGTTCCACTTCCAGCGCCGCACGCGGCACCGGGAAGATCCGCCCACTGCCAAGGATCGGCACGCCACGGGTCCGCGCCTCGCGTTCATGCTCCGGATACGACGCGATGATCCGCGCCTTTTCCTCGGCGCCGATATGCTCCACATCGTCAATCGTCATCACGATATCAGCGCGGTCGGGATGCGCCTCTTTGATGAACCGCATCACCACGTCAGACACGCCCAGCAACGGCGTGAACGTCACGTAGACCATGCCCTTCGTGGCGTTCGTGCGTGACAGCGCCTCGGTGTAAATGTCGGACGGCGGCTCTTCGTCCATCCACACGCAATCGACCGTCTCAACCTGCCAGCGTTCGCGGCCCTGCTCGTAGGACTTGAATTTCAGCGTCGAGTTGCCGCCGGTCACGTGCCGGATCGTCACCGTGTCGATGGCATCCGCCAGACCACGGGCCGGCGATACGTCCACAATGGCGCGGCGCGGGATGAACCCCGATCCTTGCGCGCTTGGGTCGCTTGGCTCGCCCATCAGCAGCCGTTGCACACCGCCGCGCGTGGCCTCACCCGATTTGGACCCCGCCCAGCATTTGATGGGCCGTTCCCACCGCCGCCCCTGCCAGTCAACCGGATAATCGCCGGTCAGGTGGTAAGCCATCTCAGCAGCCCCGGCGAGCGTCTTGCCAAGCTGGTTGCCGGCGCGAAAGAGGCGTTCGCGCTTGCCCTTGCCCGCGTCGTGGAAGGCGCGTTGCTTGGCATAGGGCTTGTAGTCTGCCAGCCGGTTCGTGCGCCGGGCCTCGATCAACCGGTCCAAGTCGCGCTCTATATCGAGAAGCGCGGTAACGTCACTCAAGCCCAGCCTCGCGGCGCTTGCGGGCTATGTCGGCCATGATTTCCTCTGCGGTGCGCGTATCGGGCACGTTCTCAATCGTCTGCTTCGCAGCGCCGTAAAGCCGGTCCTCAAGTTGCTTCGCCGCCGACAGCGCTAGCTTTGGATCGCCGCTCGCGAACGCATCGTCATAGGCCGCGATGGCCCGCGCCGTCCGCTCTCGCAGCTTTTCCCGGTATTCCGTTGCTTCCATTTTTCCTGCGCTCACATGCTCCGGCGGCGGCTGGTTGTCCGCGCTGAACGGCGCCGCCATCGCCGCGCCACTACCCGCCCCGCGCGCTGGCCAGCCCGAAGCCTCGCCGCCATGCCCCAGCCCACGCGGTGGCCTGTAGTTCGGCGATCCAGGCTTGGCCCAGCAACGATGACCCATTGCGCGCTCCAAACGCAAAAAGCCCCCGGCACACTAGGCGCACGGGGGCTTGCGGCAATTGCTACCTAACGCGGGTTAGGTTGTCAAGCGCCATTCACGAACCAGCACATCCAACCCCCGCCGCACAAGATCGCCCCGCCCTTGGCTCCCCAGCCGAAACCCCCGGCACACGCCTGCCACCGACGGCCAGCACTCGCGCCCGATCAGCGCCTCGGCCGCGCGCCAAAGCGCGTGAGCCTCGCCGCGCCTCGCCCATGCCTCTTCCTCGCTCACAGGCTTGCCATCATCGTCATATTCGCTCGCGTCAGACACATAGCCCCAGCGCATCGAAACGCGCGCCTCTGGCCACGATCCGGTAAGGGCATGGCGCAGGCGGTGGCCGGCGTGTAGCTGCGCCGCTGTGAGCTGGCCGCGCTCGTATAGCTCTTCGAGCGGTTCGCAGACCTGGCGCGCAACCACGTTGCCACGAAACTCGGCATCGCGCACGAGGCGGGACAGCGCGGCCGGGCCGTTGGCGCCGAGGTCAGGCGGGATGTGTGTCATTCCAAGCCCTCCACAGAGAGTCGGGGCAGGCGCCCCAATAAATGCAGCCGTCGCCATCGCGCGGCGTCCACGAGTGACCGGCCCAATGCAATTGCCCATCCCGCCACGTTGGCCAAATCCACAGGCCGCGCGCGCATGTGGTGATCTGAGCGCCGTTGGGGAGGTCAGGGAACATGGCTGCCCCTGTCGCGCCAAGCCTGCTGAATCGCGGTTACCGTCGCCGCGCAAGCCTCATGCACCGCCTTGGCGTGCATTTCCGCCACCGCCGACGCTGCCGAGTGCAAATCTACAAGGTGGGAACGTGATTTGTCCATCACAACGCACGCATCTGGGCGGGAGCAGGGGCGGCCCATGCAGCACATCGCGCGGATTACATCGTCGTGGGTCATGGGCGGGCCTCCGGAAAAATCGCGCGTGACTGCATTTTGCCGTTGACTTCGGCGCGGCGTGACGGCAAGATGCCGTTATCAGAGAGGGAGACACGACGATGACCTACACGCTCACCGCAACTATCCGCGCTTCCAACATTCGCCCCGGCGATCTGATCCAAAGTTTCAACAACGGCCGCCGCTGGCCCACTGCCAAGCGCGTGACCGCCGTTGCCAAGGACGACAGCACCGGGATGCTGGTATTCACGCTGTTTGACGGCACTGAATGCCGCATCTTTCCCATGAGCAAAATCGCGTTCGATCCCACCGTTTGCAGCTACGCGCCGAAGAACTAACCCAAGTGGGGGCTCCGGCCCCCACCCCCACCCCAACGAGGAGAGACGAGGATGAGCCGATGACCCTCGTCCAAACCCTATCCGAACTCGGCTGGAGCCTGCGCCACCTCGCGCGGGTTCTCGGCCGCCCGCCTGGAACGGTAATGAATTGGACGCGCGACCGCTACACCGTGCCCCCCGACGTGTCCGCGTGGCTCGCGCGGCGGCTGGAGGCGCACAGGCAGGCGATGCGGGATGACCCGCCGCCGCCCGCGTAGGACACCGCCACAGCCCGTCGCGCGCCTCGCCGCTACCCACCTAGCGCCCCCAGCTTGGCGGGTATTTCCTCGCTTTCAGTCGTCAGTGTTTCGCACTCGGCATGCAACGCCAACACCTCACGCCACCCCATCGCCACCCCCGCTATTCCCGTTTGGACACAACGCGCGCGCGCGGGGGTTTGGGGTGGGCGGGACACGGGACACCGCCTCAAATGTCCCGTCCCCCGTTCCATCGGGACACAGGGGGGACATCCCCCTAAAGGGGGATGTCTCCCCCCCCCCATGTCCCGATTTGGGGACACGCCGCAAAACCCCCATGTCCCGTTTGATGTCCCGGTTCATGTCCCGCCTTCCGTGTAGCTGATAATCCACACTCGCCCCTCGGCCATGCCCACGATGCGCTGCTCCACCAACCACTGCGAAGCCCGGCCGAATGCCTTCTTCCGCGTGTCCTGCTCGCCCGGCGTGGCGTCGTAGAACCGATCCCGCCACCACTTTTCGGGGATGCTGGGATACCCACTTGGCACCCCCCGTTCCCCGGTTCGGCCGTTTGCACCGATAACATGGCACAGCACCTCAAGCGCCCGCTTGCTATGCCCCTCCACCTTCTTCCGCGCGGGAATAGCGGTCTGCCCCTCATGCTCCACCACGCACGTAGTCACCGGCTTTCCGCGCCGGTTCTGGCCCAGTTCCACGATGCGAAGCTGAAACCCGAACGTGCCGTCGCATTCCAGTTCGCGCTGCTTCGTGACCCGCGCCATGCGCTGGGGGCCTTCGGCGCTAATTTCAATTTCCGTATCCGTGGCAGCGCGCAACAGGCTATGGCCGCGTGCGCCCTTCGCCTCGTCCTTCCCGCTATGATGAATCCACATCAGATGCGCCTTGATGGCCTGCTGGATGCGGGTGCCGTTCGTGACTAGCGCGCCCATGTCCTCCGGGCTGTTTTCGTTGCCCCCGGCGATGGCGCGGGAGAGCGTATCCACCACGATCAGACGCACCGGCACGCCCATGGCTTCAGCGGCGGCTTGGATGGCTTCAATCAGAGGGTCTGTGTCGCCTTCCGGGTCGAGCAGGTTTAACGCCACAGGCACCACGGCCAGCGGCACGTCGTGCGTGATGCCATGTTCCGCGCGCCATGCGGCGATACGGTTTGAAATGCCGAAAGCGCCTTCCATGGCGAGCCAGATCACGGCGCCATGCTCCACCTGGCGCCCGTTCCACGGGATGCCGGCGGCTACGTGGCAAGCGAGGTCGCCGCACCAGAACGTTTTGCCGCTATTAGACTGGCCATAAACAACCGACATGGCCGCATCAATCAAAAGACCCTCTACAAAGTCCTCAGCGTCAAGGCGCGGGGCGATGTCACGCCAATACAAGAACGGAATAATCGGGCGCGCGACGTGTGATGCGTCGATCCAGGGGTTGCGGCTCATACGGTTCAACGCCGCCTCCTGCGACCGTGCGCCGCATCCCATTCGCTGCGCAGGATCAACACGATTTCCTCCCAGGTCAGCACGTCGCCGTTGGCCTGCCCGGCGGCTTCCTCGATGGCTGCCTTGGTGGCGCCCGCTTGGATCAACGGCCGCACCGCCCACCGTATGGCCGTGGCGACGTTCTCCCGCAGGCGCCGCGTGGCCTCAGCCTGGTCCCGCATCGCCCAATGCAGCCGCGCTTGCAGCCCGCTCCGGTCCACGCCATCCGCCCGCCACGTCTTGATTGTCTCGGATGCGTCCGCGTCGGTCATCTGGCCAGTGGCGACGATATCGCCCAGGCGCTGCGCCGCGTGGTGGAGGTGGAGGGGGTCTAGGCGGTGTTTCACCCCCTCACCCTCTCCGCCATCCGCTCGTTATACCCTTCCAGCCAAGCATCGGACGGCGCTTCAAGCGCCACGCCCGTGAACGCCGCCCCGTCCTTCACCACCTCGCAAATGGTCCATCGCCGGGCGCTTCCCGTGTTGCCGATCGTCAGGCTCGACACCTCCTCGCCCATGGCCAGCGTCACCCGCTCGCCCTCCGTAGTGGTGGCGTGCATCTGGCCCTCGGCGGCTTTGTGCCAGGTTGCGAGGGTCCACCGTTCGCCGTGGATGGTGATTGTGCCGGCGCGGGGGTTAATTGAGAGGTGGAGGTGGATCATGACACCGCCTTCTCACGCCGACGCGGCGGGTAGTGGTTGCCGTTCTTGCTCCATCGCAGATGCGGCGGGTTCGGGAACCGATCGACTTCCTCTATTGTTTCCTCAACGCGCACGCGAACCACGCGGCAATCGCGCTTGCCCCGCCATGGCCCGACACGCTCCCGCAGGAATGCCCGCGCTTCGGCTTCGGTCGGGAACAGCGCATAGATGCCGACCGGATACATCTCATGCCGCGCAGGCCGGTTCCCGTCGAAATTCCCGAACAGCGTGCCGTTAGGCTTGTATTCCGACGGGGGAACCTTAATCGCCCAGCCGTAGCGCATGCCGGAAATCTTGAGGTTGCCGCTCATGTGCCGCAGCCCTTGCAAACAATCTGCGACCCCACCCGCTTCTGCGCCTTCCGCAGGTTTGTCCCACGCTCAACCTGCTGCGATTTGCAGTCGAGACACATCACCACCCAATGCGCGCCGTGGTTGCCTGTGCGCGCGTAGTCGATGACTTGGAGGTTGCCGATGGTTTGACCGGCCATTTCGATAAAGTCGGGGCTCATACATTTCCCCCGTTGACAGGGGTGAACGCGTTGCAAGGCGGCGCGGCCAGAACACCCCGCACAGGGAAGGGCAAAGCTTCAAACAGGCGGATATCCTGCCCGCGCTTGATATCCACGCGCACCACGTCATAGCCGGCATCCACGTAGGGTTGGGACCAGGCGCCGGAGTAGTCGCACAGGGATAGGATCGTCATCATGTGAAAACCCCCGATGCCCGCGCCTTAGCCAACTTCGCCAACCCCCGCGCCGTGGGTTTGGCGGCCCTCGCACGCGGCGGCTTGTTGTGGCCCTTGGTGGGCACGTCCAGCGCCGCATCGTGGTGCATCGCCGCCAGCCGCCAGCCGGGCGCCAACGGGATGCCGTGGCGCTCTAGGGCCTCGCCGAGTTGTTCGACGCTCCGCACCACCTCGTATCCAAACTGCAACCGCGCCATGGCCTGCCCGAACGCGGCTTGTTCTGGCGTCGCGGTGTTCTTCCCCGCTTTCAGTTCCACGCCGAGGAAATAGCCCGGCGCCCAAATCATCACATCCGGAAGCCCGCGCTTGACGCCGCGCGCCTTCTGCATCTGGCCCTGTCGCATCGTCTGCTTGCGCTCGTGGCCGACGCTGGACCAATGGCACGGCGCCGGCAAATGGCTGTTCAGCAGCATGCGCGCGCGGGATTGGAGGCGGTCTTCGGGTCTCATGCCGCCGCCACGCTAAACAGGTCCACCGCGCCCCGCTCCGCGCCTTCCAAAGCATGCACGGCCTGGCGCCAGTAGGACGGTTTCAACTCGCACCCGAAGAACCGCCGCCCGCGCTTTACGGAAACAACGCCCTCCGATCCGATGCCGAGGAATGGCGACAGCACCACATCGCCGGGGTTGCTCCACATCGTCACCGCCCGATCGATCAGCGGCAGTTGCAACGGGCACAGATGCCTCTCGTCCGCTTCGTCTCGCGCGGCGTCAAGGCTTACGGCATCCCCGACCCACTTGGATGCCTCGGCCTTGTTGTTCAGAACCGCCGTCTGCGAAATGTCGAACCAGACCGGCGAGGCCCATTTCTGCCAGAGGTCAACCGGGAAGTCGGCCGGCTTGTGCCCTACCGGCTCGGCGTTTTCGCCTGGCGCGCGAAAGATCAGCAGATAGTCAGGCGTGCCGGGCCACGAGCACGTGCTGTCTTTCAAGATTTGCTTATGCAGCAAATGCAACGCTTTCGTGCGTGTCATTTCCACCACGGGATCGCGCCAAATAGTGACGCGCCGCACAAACGTCCATCCGGCGCGGAGATGCGCGGCCACGATGTCATCACTGAACGGCTTTGTGCCGATGTATCCATCCTTCCACTTGCGCGTGGGCAGGTCGGAACAATGCACGGCCGTCATCCGGCCCGGCTTCGTCACCCGCAGCTTGTGGCGAATGATAAATTCGTAATGCAAGAAAAACTCGGCGTCATTCGCGGAATTGCCGAGGTCGGATTCGCTCTCGGAATACACGAATAGGTCGCCGAACGGAGGCGAGTAGACAGAGAATCCAACGGATGCATCGGGCAACTGCGCCAACACATCGCAGCTATCGCCGTTGATGGCGGTCCATCGTTCTCCGTGGGCGGAGTTCAAGCATGTAATTTCGCTCATGCTCCAAACCCCCTCATCAGCCATGCTTCAGTGTTTTCACGCTGCACGATAAACCCGCCGTAAGCATCCTCATGCGCCAGCCATACGCCATGAACCCGACACAATTTGACGATTTCCGCCATAAACGCGGTCGCCACTTCCTGCGACACCGGATCAGGCTTATTCGGCGGCGGCGCGCTTTTGTCGGCACGATACAAATTAGGCCTTACTGCATCCTGCAACCATTGAGGAACAGGCACCTTCACGCCGTCATCCATTGCGGCATCCTCCCTACGTGATTTGGTTCATATCGGACGCGAGTAACCACCCGCTCGATCCGGCTTCGCGCCATGGCCGCAGCCATCGCGCGCTTCATGGTAGCGTGGTCGCCGGCTTTGCGGTCAATCACTCGCCCGATCTGGTCCTCGCCCTCGGCAACGATCAGATGCACATCGACGGGGCGCGTCTGGCCAAAGCGCCAGCAACGCCGCACGGCCTGATACCATGCCTCGTAGCTGAAACTGCGGCCAACAAACGCCATCCGCGCCGCGTGCTGCCAGTTCAACCCCATACCCGCAACGCTCGGCTTGGTGATGATGTATCGCGCTTCCCCAGCCGCAAACGCCGCTAAAGCTTCTTCCTTCCGGTCTGGCGTGTGCGATCCCCGCACCTCCACGGCCCCAGGAACCGCCGCCCTAAGCGCATCGGCTTCGGCGTCGTTGTCGCACCAGATAACCCAAGCCTCACCCGGCTCAGCTGCCACGAGTGCGCCCACAGCATCGGCGCGGGCCTGTGCCGTCTCGCGCTTGACCGCGTGCATGTTTGTCGCGCTCATGTCGCCCGCGAACAGCATCCCGGCCGGCGCGCGCGTGTCGCCCGCCGCCTTGTGCCGATGGATCTGAAGCGCAGGCAACACAAAGCGGGATGCGTCGTATCCAAGATCGGCCGGCGTCTCGGCGCACCGCGCCCACGAGGCCACCCAATCCCAAAACGCATCAACCGCGTGGCCCTTGATGCGCCACTGTTGGCTGGCCGTCGCGGTGTCGTTGATGAACCATCGCGACAGCATCTCGACGTTTCGCATTTGGCTCAAAAATTCCGAATGCGTGCCCAGCTCCATGTGATCGTTCGGCGCCGGGGTTGCCGTGCTGGCCAGCTTGAACCGATGGCCAGCAAACGACGCGATCAATGCCCGTGTCGTGGCGCCCGTAAAGCTCTTAAGAATGGAGCTTTCGTCGAGCGATACCGCGCCGAACTGCACCGTATCCAGCGCGCCGAGGCGGTCGTAATTGCATACGTTGATGCCGTCGCGCGCTTCGTCCTGGCTGCGGATCACGCGGACGTTGTAGTTCAGCGCCAGCCCCTCGCGCTCGATCTGCCGCGCCACGGCCAGCGGCGTCAGGAGCAACGCGCGCCCGTTCGTGGCGGCGGCGGCTTGCTGGCACCACTCCAATTGAATGCGCGTCTTGCCAAGGCCGGTGTCCAGAAACATCGCAGCCCGGCCCTGGCGCAGAGCGAAAGCCACGCACTCGGCCTGATAATCGAATAGGTGCGCCGGCATGGCGCCGGGCTCTATGCCCACGGCCTGCGGCTTAGGGGCTTTGCCGGCAAGGAACGCCGCGTAATCAGGATGCAGCATCAGTAGAAATTCCCCCGCCCCGGCGCTTCATCCGCAAACTCAAACCCCGCCGCCTTCATCTGCGCCCGCACCTCCGCCTCCATATCGACGCGGTAGACAATGCGCGGCGGGCTATCCATCGTTGGCTGGCCGATCACGCGCACGGGACGCGTGGCCGTGCGGCGTGTAGCGGCGTACGTGGCCTGCTTCAGTTCGTCGTCGGTCATGGGCCCACCCCAAAATGAAACCGCCCCATCTTCTTCTTCGCGCGCTGTATCCAGTTGCCGTCATCCCCCGCCATCGCCACCGCATGCGCCCGGATCACCTCCCGCCCCTCGCCCATGTCGGCGGTCGTGGCGTGAACGGCGGCGGCGGGGCAGCGCGTGATTTGCCCGCCGGCTGCGAGGAAGTCGGAAACGCTTTGAGCGCGGAACGCCGGCTTGACGACAACTGGCCGCACGTAGGTGGAGGCGGGCGGCTTGGCGCGGCGCAGGTCGAAATGGCGCACGATCTTGCCGACGGTCTCGCGGTTGATCTGATTCTGCCGGCCGATGCGTTCCATCGACTGGCCCGCCAGCAACGCCGCCGCGATGATGGGCCGCAGTCTCTCCCATCGCTCCAGCCGGCGCCGTTCCACCGCCTCCAGCCCAATAGCCGGCGGGCGGGGCGGCAGTTTGATGCGATGCGCGCGGCCGATTACCGCGTTGGTCGTCACGCCCAGCCGCCGGCCAATTTCTGCGGTAGGCAACCCCTCCGCCCACAACGCGGTAAGCTGCGAATCCTTCCCCGGCCAGTCGCTCATCGCACCCCCTTAAGCGCGGCCAGTTCCAAGGCCGTCAGTTTCAACCCGTAAACAACCGACGCGACGCTAATGCCGCGCTGGATCAGCATGCGGGCGCGAACCAGACGTTCGGTTTCCCGCAGTCCCGGCGGCTCCGGCTCTACCGGGTTCGCCAGTTCTTCCTGCAAAGCCTCGATGCGGTGGCGCTGCTGTGCCCGCGCCTCCTGCACCAGCGCGCGCTGTGCGGCTGCACGGCGCTTGCCATCGAGAACCAAAGGCCGTTTGCCGAGGTTCAGCGCGTTCGCCTTGGCGCGGATGGCAACTAACGTGCGGGCCAAGCGGCCCGGCAGGTCCATATTCTGGATCGCGGAATCAATCCACGCCCGCCGCAGCGCATCCACGTCCTCCGCCGTCCACGCCCGTTCTTCGAGGCGTTTCGCGATGGCCTGGCGCTTCGCCGCGCGCCGCGCCGCCTGTGCGATGCGCAGGTCGCGGATCACGCACCCGCAGTTCGCCGCCTCGCCGATCCGCGCGACGTGCCGCGCCTTGCGCTGCACCGTGACGCCGCAGTCGCATTGCCAGACGTATTCCGCCTCGCCATGCACAGGGCCGACGCAGCGCAGCGCCAACATCTTGCCGTAGCGGTCGCCTGTGCGGTTTCTGGCAGGCGTGCGCGCCCCCTCAAAAAGCACCCCCGGCGCGCACGAAGCGGCCGGGAACGAGTTTGAGGAAAAGTGCGGGGGATGGAACACGGGCCTGCCCCCCGCCGCAGGCTCAACCGGGGGGAGAAGCCCGCCCGTGCCCAACTCTCCACCAACGCGCGGGAACTGCCCCCGGCCCGCGCTGGTGGCAACCACACCCGCAGGCGTGCCCGCGCCCGCGATATCAGCGGAGTGGTTGGAACTCATGGCGCCCTCACCGTCACCAAATCGCGGACCTTGACGGCGCCGCTTGTGATTTCCTCAATTTTGACCGCCGTATGAAGCGGCGGCGTCCTGCGACCTGTCACCCAGCCGTGCGCCGTTGAAATTGGCACGCCCACATCGGCCGCGAATTGCGTCAGCCGGATACGGTGCCTGAACAGATATTCGCGGAGGGGTGTCATGGCGCGAAGATTGTCACCGCGCGCAATCCGGCGCAAGGGGAATTGCAGGGACACGGGAAAAATTTGCGAAGCGCGTAAAACCTCTTGCGTGGTGTTTCGCGCAATGCCAAACTCTCATTGTCAGACAAACGGAGGACGCCATGCAAACTTACCCCACCGACCAAGCCATCATTGCCGCAACGTGCGGCGCCACCGCGCATGCCGCCGAGCGGCGCGCCCGCTTGGAAGCCGTGTCTAGCAGTCTCCATTTTTCTCTGATGCTGTTTCTGCTTGCGGCTCGCGGGCGCCGGATGCCGATCACTGCAATCAGGACGCGACTGGACGCCGGATGCATCGCGGCCCATCGCGCGGTGGAGGCATAACATGCCCTACCCCGATAACTTCAACTCCCGCGCTTACGATGCCGGCCCCGGCGGCACCTACCGCCCCGAACCGCCGCTGATTGTGGCGACGGCCGACGATATTCACAACATGCAGCGTTACCGAGCCGCGCTCGTCGTGGCGATGGCCAGTTTGCGCACGTTCTCGTGGGATTTCGACAGCACGGAAATTCCGCCGCATGCCTACCTGCTGGCCGATAGCGAGGCGTTCCTCGCCCAGATGGACAAGGCGCTGGAACAGGCGCGGCTTAGCCGGGAGTGGCTGTGATGACGAACCCCCGCGACAACCTGTCGCACATCCTGGAAGAACATCGGAAGTGGCGCTTGGGCGACGGTGGCGCCCGCGCCAATCTGGCCGGCGCCAATCTGGCCGACGCCAATCTGGCCCGCGCGGATTTGGCCGGCGCCAATCTGGCCCGCGCCAATCTGGCCAGCGCCGATCTGGCCCGCGCCTATCTGGCCGGCGCCAATCTGGCCGACGCCAATCTGGCCAGCGCCAATCTGGCCGGCGCCAATCTGGCCGACGCCACTCTGGCCGGCGCCAATCTGGCCGACGCCAATCTGGCCAGCGCCAATCTGGCCGGCGCCAATCTGGCCGACGCCAATCTGGCCGGCGCCGATCTGGCCGGCGCCAATCTGGCCGGCGCCAATCTGGCCGGCGCCAATCTGGCCCGCGCCGATCTGGCCCGCGCCTATCTGGCCCGCGCCGATCTGGCCCGCGCCGATCTGGCCGGCGCCAATCTGGCCCACGCCAATCTGGCCAGCGCCGATCTGGCCCGCGCCTATCTGGCCGGCGCCAATCTGGCCGACGCCAATCTGGCCAGCGCCGATCTGGCCCGCGCCTATCTGGCCGGCGCCAATCTGGCCGACGCCAATCTGGCCTCGCAGCACATCATTGACGGCGGGCAGCGCATCGACGGTTATCGCTTTGTCGGCTGGATCAAAGGCGCCGACATGATGATCCGCGCTGGGTGCCGCAACCTGACGCTGGCCGAATACCGCGCGCACAACGCAAAGCGCGAGGACGTGGCGATGCGTGACGAGACGTCTTCGATCCTGGATCATATCGAGCGTGTGGCGCGTGTGCGGGGGCTGATCTGATGCTTATCATCCATTCCATCCACGAAACCCCGCCAGCCGACGCCGCGCTGGCTTACGCGCTCGACCGTTGGCTGCCCGGCGCTGAACCCCACGAACTGGAGCACGTCCGCGAGCGGCTGCGTGAGCGCGGGTTTGATGTGCTTCCGCTGATTAGGGAGGTGAAGTGATGACCCGCCGCATCCCCTTCTACATGGAAGTCTACACCCCCGAGGACGTGGAGGATTTTGAGCGCACCCTGGCGCAAGAGATTGCCATGCTGGCCAAGGAAACCGACTCGGCGTGGCGCGAGCCGCTGGCCGAATGGGTGGCGATGGACACGGCCTGGCTCGCCGAAATGCGCGAGGCGGTGTTCCCGTCGCTCCCGTTCCGCTTGCCGGTGGGTTTGCCGGCGCCGCGTCCGGTGCGGGAGGTGGGGCGATGACCTGGGACTTGATGCACCTGGTTCCCGCCGCCCTGTGCGCGCTGGGGGGCCTGATTTGCGCGCAGGAAGCCGCGTTCAACATGCGGCTGGGCGAGAACACAACCGCCGTGCGGGCCGGGCTTTCGATGGTCGTGTGCTGGGTTGCGGCGGCGGTGTCACTTTGGGAGGCAATGGTATGAGCGCCATCCGCCCTTTCCAAACCCTGGCCTCCCCCACCCTCCGCGCGATCATGGACGACACCACCCCGGCGCGCATCCGCCTGCGCCAGATGGCCGCGCAACTCGCCGGCAAACTGGAAGCCGGCAACCTCCGGCGGCTGCCTCAGTGTGAATTGGTCGAGTTGCGCGCGCTGGTGTTCGCCATCGAAGCCGTGGCCGACCAACTCGCCGAGGCCGCGCGGCCCCCGCCTTCCCCGCCGCCCCGCCGATGGTGGCCGTTTAGATAACCCCGCGCCGCTGCGCCACGCAACACGTCGCTCCGCTCCGCACCGCACCGCACCGCGCCGCAACGCAACGATTTGTTTGAGGCTTTTCTCCGCTGCGCATTGTTGCGCTACGCGCCACAGCGCCGCGCCTCGCTTAGCACCACAACGCAAGGAACCACGCCATGAATACCAGCATCGCCACCGTCCGCATCGTCGGCATCACGCCGCTGAGCCAGTCGCGCCAGCACGACGAACCAAAGTTAGAAGGGGAACGCCCCGACGATTACGATAAGCGCACGTGGCGCTCCAAGCTGAACGTCTCCGAGCGGGACGGCAAGCAGACGGTCGTGATCCCCGCGCACGGGCTGCACCAGGCCATCGCCAGCGCGGCCAAGTATTCCAAGCGCCAGATTCCCGGCCAGGGCAAGGCGACGTGGACGGCAAAATTCACGGCCGGGATTACGCTGCTGGATGATCCGGCGCTGAACATCGACCCCGCCACCGTGGACGCTGTGACCATCAGCGCGAACGCTGATGGCATCCGGGGTTCCGGCAAGCGCGTGCCCCGCAAGTTTCCGGTAATGCCGAAGTGGTCCGCGACGTTCGATGTGATCATTCTTGATCCGATCATCAGCGAGGATATCTTTCGCGAAATGTTGACGATGGCCGGAATGTTCATCGGCGTGGGCCGGTTCCGCCCGGAGAAGGGCGGCACGAACGGCCGGTTCAAGATCGAAGAAATCAAGTGGCAGGATAACCGCCAGCTTGCAGCGTAGCCGCCGCGCGCGGCAACTCGGCGCATCTCGCCGCATCTCATCACGATGCCGCGTCACGCTACGCGCTGCTACTCAACGCAACGATTCGTTTGTCTCCCGTTTCCCGCGCACCGCACCACGCCTCAACTCCTCGCCATGACACGCCGCGCACCGCCACGCCACTCTCCGCAACGTCTCCCACAAGGAACCCACAATGAACGTCACGCAATCCCTCTCCGCTGAATGCCGCGCCCTGGCCGACCTGTTCGCGGCCACGCCGGTTGGCGGCACCGTCACCTATGCCGCCATGTCGCAGGCCATCGGCCGCAGCATCGCGGAGCGCCGGTATCTCGCCATCCGCGCCATGCAGGTCGCCACGCGCGAAACCGGCGCCATCTTTGGCAGCGTGCGCGGCACCGGCTACATGCGGATGCAGCCGCAAGACGCCCACATGCTGGGCGCCCACACGCGGGGCCGCATCCGCCGCAGCGCCAAGCGCGCCGCCGACGCGATCATTGCCGCGATCCAGTCTGCGAACGACATGCCCGACGATGCCAAGCGCAAGGCCTACGCCGAGGTCAACGCGATGGCGCTGGTGCGCCACATCACCACGGACAAACAAGTTACCGCCGCCAGCCCCGAGGCCAAGGCCGAGCCGGTGGGGATCACGATGCGCCGGTTTGCCCAGCAGATCGGCGCGGTTGGGTAAC